GAATGTTCCCTCGCAGGTAAGCATCCCAGTCGGCCATCATCTGCTGCCAGTGGACATGCAGATACTTGTGCGTGCGAGCCTGTGACTCGAACTTGAAGCTCTCAGGTGCGTACTGGTTGATGCGCTCTTGAATCCACTCAGTAATGCCTTGCTGCTGCTTGGCCATTGCAGCCTGTGCGGCCGACTTGAGTGGGCTGTCCTTGAGGCTGTCCAACCAGCATGACAGGGTTGCCCACTGCATGAAGCCGTCTTGAGTGACGCGACCTTGGATGCCATCGAATGTGAAAGTTGCTGTTGTCATTTGCTCTCTCCGTGTTGTTGATGTGTTGATTCTAGTTCAACATTTCATGCATTTTTACGTTCCAATAAAAATAAATTTGTAGTTTGACCTTTTGTTTTCAAAAACCAGTGGTCAATGTTCGTTGATTTTGTGTCATCATTGAGGGATGACTACACAAAACCTCACACCAGTCGACTTGGTGATTAACTCGTTTGGCGGCGTGCGAAAGCTCGCTCGCGCAATAGACCGCGACCCTGCGGCCATCTCGCGGTGGCGCAAGTCAGGCACTGTGCCAACGCCTGTGCAGCGCAAGCTGCTTGAGCTGGCATGGGCGCGTGGCATCAACATCAGCGCACACGACCTAATCTTTGGCCGTGAGGCATGATTCAGCACACGCTGCCTTGGCCACCCACGGTCAACACATACTGGCGCAACATCAAAGGGCGCACCATCATCAGTGAGCGCGGCCGCTTGTACCGTCTGTCGGTGCAGCAGCAGCTCACTGGTGCGGAGCCAATGATGGGGCGCTTGGCCATCAAGATTGCAGCCTACCCGCCAGACAGGCGAAGGCGCGACCTTGACAACATCTTGAAGGCGTTGCTCGATTCGTTGACGTTTGCTCATGTAATCGAAGATGACTCGCAGTTCGACTTCATTTCAATCGCACGGCGCGATGTCATAAAAGACGGCGCAGTGCAAATCACTATCACTCAACTGGAGCAACTATGAACCTTGGCGTTTTAACTGGCAACCTTGGGCGCGACCCTGAGATGCGCCACCACAATGGCGATGCCATTTTGAACTTTGCAATCGGCGTGCAGACTGGCACACGCGACAAACCAAACACGATGTGGGTTGATTGCACGATGTGGGGCAAACGTGCCGAAGCGGTGCAGCCTTACTTGGCCAAGGGTATGCGCGTCACCGTGCAAGGCCCACTCAGCATGGAAGAGTACAAGGCCAAAGACGGCACGCCTCGCACCAAGCTCAAGCTCAAGGTGGACAACCTCGACCTGCCGCCAAAGAGCGAAGGCAGCGCAGCACCTGCACCACGTCAGGCAGCACCTGCACCAGCACCAGCGTCTACGCCAGCACAAGGTGGCTTTGATGACATGGACGATGACATCCCTTTCTAGAAAGAACACATGGAACAATTTCGCAACATTCGCGGCTGGGCCGAAGCTCGCAACCTAGTCAACGGCAGCACGCCTGAAAAGCAATTCGTCAAGCTGGTGGAAGAGGTCGGCGAGCTGGCCGCTGGCATCGCACGCAAGAACCGTGGCGCAATCATGGACGGCATTGGTGACGCAGTCGTTGTGCTGACCATCTTGGCTGCACAGTACGGTGTCACTGTTGAAGAGTGCATCGATGCAGCTTGGGACGAAATCAAAGACCGAAAAGGTCGGATGATTGAAGGCGTGTTTGTCAAAGAGGCAGACCTGCCGCCACGTCAGTAAGTTAAAGGGGGAAAGCTGGCGCAATCCCGCGCCGCTACAGTTCAGCGAGTACCCCACCCCTTTAAGGGGGAAAGGCTGTCAAAGGAAGGTCGCTTGGCACACAGCCAAGAGGTGACGCACAGGCCCAGTACCCCACCTTTTTGGAGAGCAACATGGCACTCGGAACCGAAGCAAGAGTCTGCGAAGACATCACCCGCCGCCAAGCATTTGGCCTCAACAAGTACGGCATGCAGGTGGCCAACAACCCGCTTGAGCTGCGTGCATGGCTTCAGCACCAGTACGAAGAGCTGCTCGATGCTGCCATCTATTGCCGCCGCGCAATCGAAGAGTTAGACAAATCCACCGAGCTTAAAAAATAATTGTTATTCATGCTCTGTTTATGGTTTACAATACTCGAACCATAAACAAACGGAGTTGAAAATGACATCACCATGTATGGATGCAGCCCACAAGGGCGAGACAAAATACAACGGCAAACCATGCAAAACGTGCGGCGAAACACTGCGCCACACAATCAATTCTGCGTGCGTTGCATGCAGCAATGAGCGAGCAAAGACTGGCATGGCCAAGCGCCGTGTGAAATTGAAAGAGTTGTTGAGCCAAGCCAAAGAGGCAGCTTGATGTTCTACTTCTCGTTTCACATCACTGACTACAGAGCTGCCACCGCGCATCTCAGCAACGAAGAGGACTTGGCCTACCGCCGCCTCATCGAGATGTATTACGACACCGAGCAACCTATCCCAGCCGATACCCAGTGGGTTTCCAAACGGTTACGAGTGGGTTCCGAGGTTATTGAAACGGTGTTGGCTGACATGTTTGAGCAGACCGAAGAGGGGTGGCGACACGCTCGATGCGACAAGGAAATAGCCCACTATCACCAGCTCGCAGAGCGCAATCGTGCCAATGGCAAGCGCGGTGGAAGGCCGAAAACACAGGGCGAAAACCCAGTCGGTTCCCAGTCGCAACCCACTGGAAAGCCAACCAGTAACCATAGAACCATAGAACCATTAAACCAAGAACCATTGGTGAAGGCCAAGCGTGCAACACGCATGACCGAGGACTTTGAGTTGCCAGTCGAGTGGGTCAACTGGGTTGCAGACAACAAGCCAGAGGTCAATGCACGCCAAACTTTTGAGCAGTTCAAAGACTACTGGATTGCCAAAGCAGGTGCAGACGCAGCAAAGCTGGATTGGTTCAGCACATGGAGAAACTGGGTTCGCCGCGACATTGCACGAAAGCCAGCCTACCAGCAGGTCAACAAGCAAGCAGCACTCGAAGAGCGCAACCGTGCAGTCATGGCCGAGTTCTTGGCACAGGATGAGCCACCACAGGAGGAGTTCGTATGACACCAGCAGACAAACCAAAGCTGTCGGCCATCGTCACTGACGTGATGGCCTACTACCGCCAAGACACCTCGCTGTTCACGCTGGGTATTTGGTGGGAAGCCTTCAAAGGTTTTGAGCTTGAGCAGGTGAGCCATGCACTCACACGCCACGCAACCGACCCAGAGCGCGGTCAATTTGCTCCGAAGGTGGCAGACATAGTCCGACTGCTTCAAGGCACGCCTACAGACCGCGCACAGCTTGCTTGGGGCAAATGCCTTGATGCCATGCAGCGCATCGGTGCGTACAGCGACATCGTGTTCGATGACCCTGCAATTCACGCAGTGGTCGAAGACCTTGGTGGATGGTCAAAGATTTGCCGCAGCACCTACGAGGAGTTGAGCTATTTGCAACACCGCTTCTGCGAGGCTCACAAAGCCTACACGCGACAGGAGCGATTCGAGTACCCACGCATGCTGTCTGGCGACAGGTCATCTGACGACATGTACCGCATGAAGGGATTGAAGCCACCAGCACCAGCAGTCGTTGGTGACAAAGAAGTGGCACGACTGGTTTACAAGGGTGGCAAGACTGGCGGCAAGACCGTGATGTCACTCGCTGATTTTTCAACCAAACAACTGGAGAGAGCAAATTGAAAACAATCTACATCATCGCAATCATCTTTGCCATGCTTGGCATCGCTGGCACGATTGACTACGAAGAGCAACTGCGTGAAGACCAACATTACTGCGAGATGGTCAAGGCTGGCAACTGGCCAGCGTACAAACCAGAGGTGGACTGCAAGGAGTACGCAAAATGAACGGCCAAGCAATCGGACATTTTCGCGCAGAGCAAGCCGCACAGAATGCTGGCCTCACATGGCAGATGATTGCCTATGGCAACTTCGTGGAGTTTGCTGAGACTCACGACTGCTTCACCACCGAGCAAGTGCGTGCAGCATTCAAAGACATGCCAGCACCACCTGACTCACGCGCTTGGGGTGCAATCGCACTCAAGGCACGCCGCAGTGGTGTTGTCGACTCCATCGGCTGGGTACGCGCAGAAAGCTCAAGCGTTCACGGCATGGTGGTCACGCAATGGAAGTCAAAAATTTTTAGAGGAGAGCAAGCATGAGTTGGCCTTTCCCACCAGCAACAGGCGCAGTTCCTTGGACTGCCAAACAAAAAAAAGCGTACCAACAAGCGCAACGCGCACAACTGCCAGAAAGCCCAATGTAATGACAAACCAAGAAACACTAAAGCTGGCGCTTGAGATGGTGCAGAACAAGATGTACGCCCACGCCGAGATGTACCTCACCGAAGCACTAGCCAAGCAAGAGCAGGGTGAGCCTGTGGCGATTGTTTGCAATAAAGGCCCAAAATTCCATCACGTAGCAATATTGACAGACAGTGGAAAGCAGCTTGAAGACGGTGCAAAGCTCTACACCACACCACAACAACGCAAGCCGCTGACGGATGAGCAGATTGATAAGGCGTGGCGCAGTGTTGATTACACAGTTCCTTGGGAGCAGCATCGCATTGACATTGCCAGAGCAATCGAAGCCGCCCACGGCATTAAGGAGTAAGACATGACAGCAAAGAACCAACTATCACAAAAGCTGCGCGATTTGATGCGTAAAAATTCACACGGCATGACAGTTGCTGGTTTGGCTGAAACTTTACAAGCTGCGCCTGACAGCGTTCGCAGGTCACTCAAGTTGATGCCAGACACCTACATCACAGAGTGGGTTTTGAATGTTGGCAATGGTCGCTTCACATCGGTGTGGAAAGTTGTCACACCACCCGCTGACGCACCAGAACCTGATGAAAATCACCCTCGCTTCAAACCGTGCAACCCAAACTGGTTGACAGACCTGCGCCGACAACCACGCAAAGTTTTGCAACGAGCAATCACACCACCAAAGAAAAAGTCAGAGTCAACATGCACACCAGTCGAGCGCAAGAGCTACCACCCAGAACACAAGCCACAGAAAACCAACTGGGTTCCTGTTGCACCTTGGCCAAAGGGGATGAAGCCATGAAGTATGGATGCCACAACCGAGAGCCGTACAAAGAGCCGCACCGCATGTCGCCTGACTGCGAGTACACCAAGACAGAATTGGGAAAAGTTGATGAGCGATGTGCTGGATGCAGGTGGAAAATTGAAGAGCCACTGCCAGACCCTTGGGCTGTTGGTCATGGAGGTAGGCCAATGACACTGCGTGAATGCTCTGATTCAGAAGACATTCAGATTGACGAGTGGAATGGATTGACTGACAAGCACAAGGTTGTTTTGATTCGACATGCACCGAACTGGACAACGCTGCAACTAATCGAAGAGGTTGAAACTATGTTGAAAGGATTGAACAAATGAATACTAACTGGCCTGATGTTTTTGTTGCACTAGCGTTTGGTGCAACTATGGTTGGGGGTCTTTGTGTTGGCGCTTACCTTGTTGTAAACGACCATCCTTGGATTGGATTTTTTGTGATTTTGGTTGTAGGCACTTTGAGAATTAAGACTGGAGTGAATGCATCATGATTGTGTACATTGATGTTGGCCTGTTCATGATTTGGGCAGGGCTTTTTTTGTTTGCTGTTGCAGCATGGTTTTGGGAGTAAGAGATGAAGTTTGTAAAAGTATTCGATGTGAAGCGATTTACACAGGTGGCGATGATTCGAGCGCAAGACGAAGCTGGCGCACCATGCATCATGTTTTTCTTTCAGCCTGATGGGTATGGTGTTTGCCACTTCAGCATTGGCTGGGAGTCAGACAACAACGCAGAGAACAAAGCTGACCGAGCGTTCGCTGAGTTGACGTTGGGCGAAGTCATCAAAATCATCGATGGCTGGCTCACCCACACACAAGCAGCGGCCAACAAGGCGCACTGATGCGATGCACCGATTGTTCAAAAGAGGAGTCGGTCACTCTCGTCAGTGGCCGAAAAGTGTGCAGCTACTGTCCAGACTGGCGCGAAGAGTGCGAAGCAAGGTATCTGCTCGCATTGCCATTGCACAAGCGCAGAGAGCAGTTGTTCGTAAGATTGAAGCCGCGAGGCGAAGCAGGTGTGCAGAAGCTCAAGGACGTGATGCGTGAGATTCACGCACGCAACCGAAAATGAAGCCACTTGATGCAGCCAAACGCATCCTTGACCTGACCCGCGAGGGTTGGGCCATTGACCGCCTGTCAATCGACTGGGCGCTACAACATACAGGTGACCTTCGTTGCAGCCACATCAACACTGTGGCAGAATGTCGCGAGCATATCAACCACGATGGAGAACAGCATGGCCAATTCCAAAAGCAAGAAACCACCAAAGCCGCCAAAGTATTGAGGTGACACATGCCCTACTCAGCCAAAGCACACAGGCTCTTTGAAGCCGCCGCTCACAATCCGAAGGTGGCAAAAGCTCATCACATGAGCCAGTCAGAAGCCAAGAAGCTGGCGAGCGAGGGCGTGAAAAAAACGCCTTGGCACAAAATGTTCAAAAAGAAAAAATGAGCCAAGCCAAGAAGTTTGTCGCAATCAACGAAGATGGGCGGCGCATCGGTTCATCGCATCACAACTCGACAGTCTCCGATGAAACCATCGACCTGATTCGAGAGATGCACGAAGACAAGCACATGGGCTACCGAA